TGATACACGGTATCAATTGTTACTACATATACAGTATCTCCCACGCGATCATCATACAGAGTATCTACATAAACGTCATATATGGTATCATTATAGGTTGTGTATACGGTATCTGTCTGGTATACATACAGCGTATCCGTATCACCTTGTGTAATTATTTCTTCTATTGCACAGCTATAGCTCAATAAAAAAGCTAATAGCAAAGCAATGAATCCTCTTTTTTTCATTTTATCTCCCTTACGAGTATAACTCTTAGAGTAACTCCCTAGTGTATACTCTATAGTGTATATATAATATAAAAGGAAAAGAGTAAATACACAATAGTGTATATACTATAGTGTTAATCCCTACTCTCAATAGCTTGAGGTACTATTTTATTTAATCTCTGCTCTATGATCCTGTTGATAATCTTTATCTCCGCATCCAACACCTGTGATTCTTCATTGAGCTGCTTCATGTCAGCGTGAAAACTGTCCTCATCTATCATATGACTCTCCCACATTCCTGTGCTTATATTAAACACTTCGAATAATCTCCGTTTTCCCATGCCCCATTATACAAATAAACAGGGCAATTGTTCCACAAGAGAGTGTTGCATTACAAAACTATATCTACAGTGTGTGTGTGAGAGATGAGTTAGACCCACCCCCCTTGAATTACGGGTTGCGGGTTGCAACTAGGTTGAGTTCAAACGTTCAGTTGGGTTTAACTCGTGTTCACTACGCTCACTCAGTGCTATACACCCGCCCAACTCACAACTGGCGTGCCCATAGCCTGACTAGAGCAACACGTAGGCTCTACGTGTACTACTAGCCAGAC